TGCCCATACAGGGTCGTAATCAAACTCGTTGCCAGTAATAATATTTCGGACCCGCTTCGGAACTTGCGCTGGAGTATCAGCGGTGTCTGTCTCAACTCCAGAGGTTCTTAATCTTTCAAGCTGGTCAGAAAGATCCGCACAAGTCATTCTGCGGTCCAGCTGAACGCCGAAGTCTTTCTTGGCTTCAGCAAATATTTGGTCTTTCTTTGTTGGAGCGTCAATCATAGTGCATCCAGTTATTCTGATAATAAGAGGGGGAGGTTGCCCTCCCCCGCTTAACGATTGGACTTATTAAGTCCACTTACCGATCACAAGCGCGTCAGGCACTACGACTTTGGAGCCGTAAACCTTCAGGCCACGAATGCCGTCACCAAAGGTGCTTTCCAGTCGCACAGTCTCAGTGTTAGTAAACTGAGAAGCGAAACAGGTCGCCTTGGGGTGACCCGCCATAACGTGTGTATAGCCGGCGTCTGCACCAGATGCTGGCGTATACAGCATGTTGCTGCTGAAGACTTTAAAGCGGTCAACCACACCAACCTGACCATTACGCAGTGGCGATGTGCCATCACCTGTCAGGTAAGCCTGTCGGAGTTCAGACAGCTTGAGCAGCGAAATAAACTCAGGCGAAAGAACGATGAATCGCCCTTCTTCTGGAATATTCAGCTCATCAAGCGCTTGACCCATGCTCAGAATCGAGGCGAGTATGCTGCCTGAAGTTTGAGTAGCCTGCGCCTGAATAGTCGTAGCACCAGTCACTATGCTAGATAGGACTTGAGTCTCAACAGCAATACGCATTTGCTCAGCAGCATCACCAGATGCGCCAGCAAGCATGTCGATATCACCCTGAGCTTTCAGGATGTCATCGACTTTAAAAGCGTAGCTTTTAGCCTGATCAATGTTCAGCTCGACTGTGCTGGTAGTCAGGTTTGAATAGCTGACAGTACCAGTATAGTCGGCAACTGCGACAGTGGGGACGGTACGAATGTGTACCTTGTCGCCCTGACCAGAGATTTCGCCTTCGTAGTCGGTGTTAGAAATAGCAGGAAGAACCGAAGATTTATAAAACTTCGCCTGCAACATTTTTGAAAAGACTTCGGGTATGAAGCCACCTTGGTTGGCCGCGTAAGTAAACGCTGCGCCCGATCCATTTGCACCAATAGCCATGATAAATTACCTTTCTGACAATAGTTTATTGCCGGATGTCTCCTTGGTTCATGGCCGCCAAAATTGCATCTTGATTTTTTTCAAAATCAGTATTAGACATTCTGGTAATATCCGCCACGGTCCAAGTTTGTTTTCCGGAACCTGTATTGGGTTTTCTGGATTTAGGGAGCTTCGGCTCTGCCGCTGCCCTTCCTTTTGCCAGTACCCTCTCTTGCGCCGTAGGTTGAGCATAACCACTGTCCACTTTGAACTTCGTCAAAACTGCAATGACATCGTTGCTAGAGCCGGACTCTACCCATTGATGTACTTGCCCATTTTGCTGCTCCATCCAATCGTCCCAGTCTCCCGTCCCGACAATAGCGTCTAGGTCTGGGTGGGACTCTCGTATGAGATCCATGTGAGCCGCTTGCGCTGTACGCTGGGCTTCTTCATGCCTCATCTGATGAAGTTGTTCTAATGCACCTGTAGCTTCTGCCACCTTTGCTTGCGTCCTTTCCATCTCATCAAGTATAGGAGCCGCAAGATCGGGGTATTCTTCCCTCACTTGTTTAAGCGCCTGTACATCGACATCTTTTTCTGCAAGCTGATTCTTCAAATTTCCCAGCTCAGCCATGATCTGCTCGTTTTGCCTTCGCAGTTCTTTAGCCTCAGTGGTTGCCTGAGTCATCTTCCGTTGAGCATTCCTGTAGCGGTCATCGGCCTTTTTTTGCGCCAACTCCTCTTCCGACACATCGCCGCCTGTATCTTCTAAGGGAATCTCTTGCTCAGATTCAGCCGTATCCGCAGATTCTTTGGGGGCTGTTGATTTGCGAGTTCGGGCTTCTGTCGGTGTGTCCCCTTCGGGTTCCGCTGAAACGCCTCTTGCTGCGCTTATCATCTCTTGAGCTTCCGCTTCAAGTGCTTCTGGATCTACTTTTGCCATACTACGGTTCCTTTTTGGGGGTGTCCGTTATTCAATACTGTGAGTTCGCTTTGGCGCTCTCTCAGCATCAAGAACCGCAGATGCGGTTTTAGTTAGCCCCAGCATTTTGCGTAGCTCGTAAGCCCGCCCCTGCTGGTAGCGAAATTGTTTCTCGTCTGCCGCCTCTAGTTTTTCGAGAGCGTCAGATAGGTCGGCCTCCAGAAGGTGGACCAGATGGGGCCATTCCTCCGTCATTGACAGCACCTTGATCGCTCTGGCTTGCTTGGGCGAGCATGCTTTGTTGCTGTAGAAGTGCTTGCTGTTCGGCACGGATCTGATCCTCCGTCTTAATAACTTTTTCAGCATCAATCTCCATGCTCGCAGCGATGTCGCGCAAAAGCTTAGCGCGGTCAACGAGTGCTGCATCCATAGGGTTTGAGACCAGCGAAAGGAATTGTAATAAGCGCTGGCTTTGCACTTCTTTTTGAATAAGAGCAGTGCTTCCGCGAGCCACAATTTTCAAATCGCCTTTGGCTCGCTCGTTCGTTCCAAACTCCATATTAAAGTGGAACAATGATTCAATCATAGGGCGTATAAGGAAATCGTCAATATTTTTTATTGTGCTTTTAAGCGCCACGTTAGCAGCGCCCATCAACATAGACATACCTGTCGCTGTTTTATTTAAACCTTGCGACTGCTCGCCGTGCGTGTACGAAGGTAGAGATGTCGTTTCATCGGCAAACCGGCGAAAAATTTCAATGATTTGATTAAGGCCATTTGCGTTGGCGGTTGGTTGGTAGTATCTAACCGCCGGCATCGATCCATCACCACCAGAGCGCAGGAATACTCGCCACGGATGTAGGTCGGTCGGGTCTTCTCCTGCCGCGAGCAAGTCGGTATTCACTTCTACCATTGGCCCAGAAGACAAAGCCATGTTGTCTAGCCAGATTCGGGTGGCAGCGTTCATCGTTTGCTGGGAGTCGCGCATCATTCGCGGCACACCTATGCCCCAAAATTGATGGGGGGTCCGCTCGTAAGGAAAAATTTGGTACGGAATGCGGTATCCCTTCACCGCATTGAGCGAGGCTTTAATCACTTTCGTTCCTGTGAGCCAGATGTTCGCATCAAACTCCTCGGACGGATCGGAGCCTTCCGGAAGCTCAACGCCTGCGTCAATGAGGTCATAGCCATCGATAGACCCCCAGTATTCTAAAAGCTCGTAGCGATGAGAGTTTTGATTTTCGTTGATGCCCGCAATACGCCGCCGTGTGCGCTCATGATTTTCTTCTGTGTGATTCCCTTTGCGATTGTCTTTTAAGACAGACAGGATCATCTCGGTATCAAAAGAAGGAAGATCGGCCAAGTCTCTTAGCTGCCGGCGAGTTAATATATGCCGGCGAAACAACCCGTCACAGTCTTCCAATGTCGTGCAGTATGGGTCTGGATACAGATCGAAAATTGACACCGACTCAACTTCTGGACGCACCTGTTCGTCCAAGCTCATTTGATAGCTTTCGTTGCCAATCTCGTCAGTGGCTAAAGAGTACGCCTGACTGGTTTCAATCTTAACGGTTCCACTTTTGATTGCGCCGCTGCCATAAATACAGGCTTCCAGCATCGCCTCTTTTAATTTTTGATCGGCGTTTTGTTCAAGCAACTGGTCAGTAATGTCCGTCTGCATTTCTTTTGCTGCAAGCGCTGCCCAATCTTCCTCTTGCTGACGAAGCCCTGCCTCAATGCGATCTTCATTTTCTAAAAAAACCTGTTGAATAACCTCCGGCGGCTGGCCTTGAGCCATTGCCATGATGTTTTGCACCAAGTTTTGCTGCATTTGCATGCGTTTGCGCGGGTTTATAGTGGGTCTGGGAGTGGGCTTTATAGAGAAAAACTGGTCAGAAGTTTGGAACAAAAGGTCAACAATACGGCTATATGCCGCCATTACCTTAGTTCTGGTGAGTCCAACAAAGACTTTGCTGCGCTGACCGGCACCATCGTTAAGGCGAGCAAGAATTTCAGGGCTGTACTGTCCGGAAAATTGACGAAGATCTGCTATCCACTCGTTCTCGGTGGCTCTGCGATCGTCTTTAAATTAATCAAACATGGAGCGCAGGCGAGTGCCAATATTGGTTAGCTCGACCTCTTGCTGCCCATCAGAGTTTTCACCGTCTATTCCTTCGTTGCCTTCAAATTCCTGATCGTCTTCAAAATCTTCTTCCATCAGTAGCCCACCACGGTATCAACAGCTTCAAAGCGGCGAGGAGCCAAGAGTCTCTTGGGTCGCGGCATAGTTGCCAGTCCGTGGAGTGCGATAGCAAAAGCCATCACTCTGTCATCATAGCAGCCAGATTGAGCATTGGTAGCCCCCTTTTCGTTTATGACATATGTCCGCAGTTCGCGAATTAAATTAACGTCTGCAACCCCTGCATCTCGCTGGCGAATGAGGGCCGCAAGGTTGTCAATAATTAACGGCTTGGTTTTACTGGTCGTTAAGAAACCCCCGCGCTTCGTCATCTTGTCTCCATAGGCTCCGTCTACACTGCTCTCGACAAACATAGACGGATAGTTGATCTCTTGCAGTCTTCTCAGTGTGGTCAAACCGTGATTGTTTCGTTCGACAACCATGTAAGCGCCGTTATAACGCTGGCCTAGTTGAGACAAAATTTCGCCAAACTCCCAAGGATCTACATGGCCGTGATAGCAAGCGACTTGCCTGCCCCTAGCATCCAGCACTTGAGCGCAAGAGTAGTCACCGTGAGATAAGCCTTCCGCAATGTCAGCGCCAATCACATAGGACTCGTTGTCCATTGGGCGATGCCACTCTCTGTAGGGTCCAGAGTCTCGTTCATAAAGTTGCGACTGGGATAGCTCGCCAATAAAGTCTGGCGTATAGCACTCTTCTTCCGCCGCTGACAACACGTTGTCTTCCACAAAGCATCGGCCAGATGTCAGGAAGGCTTCCATCTCGTTAGAGGGATACTCTTGACGAAACAGATCAAGAGAACCTAGCTCGTCAATTTTGTCCCGCCTAAACTGAAGCTGCTCGTCATCCAAATCATATTTTTCGGACAGAGCCTCCTCTTCTGTCGTGCGCTCAAAGTAAGGGCGAAGCTTGCGCCGGTACTCGTCCATAACAAACCAAGGGACAAAACAGACAATCCACTCGGATTCTCCGCGCAACGATTTCATGACCTGTTCATAAAACCAGCCACCCGCTCCGTTGGCTGTGGATTCTAAAATGACCTCAGTGTCCTTATCGCCCACCGACTGGAGTAATCCCGCCACAATGTCTTGACCCTGTGGGTAAAACGCAACCTCGGACCCATGCACAAAACGGTTTGTTTGCGACCGTCCGGTCTGGGCGGACCGTGCAGTACCTACCCGATACCGGCTGTTAATGTCCTGAAACAGCAAAGTTTGGGCGGATCTGCTGGTCAAGCTGGGCTGAAAAGCCTTGTGCGGCACGTTGTCATAGAAGGTGCTAACCATTTGAAATATAGAATTGGTCGATTCGGCAAGGTGAGACAGCACAAAAGCATTCGCGTTGCGGGTTTGGGTTGTCCTCCAGAACAAGCGTCCCTCAATATAGGTGGATATCCCCACCTGACGGGCTTTCAGTACCAGTGCGCGGACCCTGCCAGTCTCTTTTAGCTGCTTATCCAGCTTGGCATGCACCAGCTTTTGCGCTTGATTAAGTTTGAAGGGGACCAGTTCGCCATCTTTTGTTACCACTCGCAGCACATTTTTTGCATAAAGGGGGAAGTCCACTTTAAATTTCTGCGCGACCACCTTTAACTCTTCATTTGTCATTCACTAGCCCTTGCATGATTTGTTGGCACCACCACTTCAGCTCGGAATCGTCACCCGTGCTTCTCATCACATTCACCCTGTGACAGACAAGACGTATGTTTTGGGGGGTGTAGTGTTTGTCTGGGTCAATCCGGTCAACTGAGGCGTTGAGTCCCGTGCCTAGCTTTAAAGATTTTGGGGAATAGGTCATAGCCATGTTAGTGACCGCACAGCGTCCGGACTGGGAGTCCCACTTCTGCAATAGATCTTCTAGCGTAAGGTTGATTGGACGCTGCTTGCCGCGAGTACTTCCCCTGCGTAACCATGACCGCAGATAGGTCTCATGGCTACTAGCCGTAGCCAGTCGTATCTTGTCTGTCCTGCACCGCGCACAAGTGCGTCTAATCCCCTTCTTCCCATCCGGATTACAAAAGACCGAAAAGGCGTCTAGGGGCTTGGTGTCGAGGCAAACTTTGCAAAGACGATTTGCAGCACCCATTGCTTTTCCTCTGTTAGCGAATGAAACCGCCGCAGCGCATCTCTGGATCTACCTACCGCAACCTTGTTCCCCATCAGCGACTCCCCAATACCAATGCAACCCTGCACATCCTCTGGGTAATTCGCCGCATGGATTAAAATGTGATCGCGGCCCCGCACATCACTCAGCTCATACCCCCACCCAAACTTGGGAGATTTCCGCCAAGCCAAAATGTACGCACCTTCAGGAATACAGCTTTCAAAACGCCGGTTATGCAGCCAAGGTCGCTCTACTGTGTAAAAAGGCGCAAGAGAATGGTCAGGCAAATGCAAGACCCCAAGCGTCCCTTTAGGGTGGTGCATAAACCGCTCTAATGTAATGATTTCCATCTCGGCCCCCACAGACGCCCTGTATTGCCTTCTAAGGAACGATAGATATTCTGCCCACAACTAGAGAGGCTCTACCGTAACAACTCCCTGCGGCCCTATCTGACGGCGTTGATTACCCAATATAACTATCAAAACCCATCTGTCTATCATTTTTGGAAGCCAGCCTTCACTAAACGAAGCGTACTGCCTACCCCCACTCTTTAAACACTTGCCCGCCTTGCGACACTTGGCCGGTGTCGGACATCCCTTGCACGGCGAAAACTTCTTCGATGGTTTTTTTGACTTAGGCATAGCGCCCCCCAATTGAATTTGAAAAAAAACTGCCCGCAATTTTTTCGATGTGAACCTCACAAGCACCCCCCCCACTCCTATCTGTCTACCCCCCCCCTTAAGAAAAAAGGGGCATAAAAAGTTACGGTAACGCGCAGCAAATAGCCATATAGAACCAACACACAGCGCCCCCACCCCAG